CTCTTGCATATCTTGCAGGATTAGTATCACTTGTTATTAATTCTGATGTTGTACCTGTTGCCTGAGTAAAAGTTATATAATCAGAAAAAGTTACATTATCAGCACTTGTTTGTATTTTAACATCTAAAGTTGGAGATCCACTACTTACAGTACAATGTAGCACTCCTGCACCACCATTAGTTCCTGCAGCTGCATAATCAACTCCTGTTTCATTAGATGAACTTGTTATAGCTGTTGGAGCTAATAAGCTCTTACCATTATAAGCATCTCCACTAAATTGGAATGCTACAGCAACAGCAACTACTGAGCCAATGTCTGCTGATCTATCATAAGAAGTACCAATGACATTACCAAACTCAGTTGGATTTCCTCTTGTATGTCCAATAGGAGCAATAGTAAAAGCACTTCCTGAGCTACCTAATTGGGATAAAAACTCTGCATCTGCATCTGGACTTGAACTCTCAAAATAACCTGAAAGAGTAGCTGTTCCATCTTTTAAACCTGATACATAAGTTTTTCCTGAACTAGCACCACCAGAAAATGTTGAAGTTTCAGCTACATCAGCTGTTAAAGATACACTAGCATCTGTAAGTGTTGTAGATAGATTTGTATCATCTAATAGTACAACAGCATTTTTACCATGATTAAAAGTTGGCATTTATTCCTCTTCCTCTTTAACTATTTTACTATTAAATTTTACTGCAGCTTTATTCTTTATCAAACTTTTAGCAATCTTGTCTGGCACTTCACAGATCTCTCCTGCTTCACACCTGATTTCTTTACCATCCTTATCTGGATAGTTACTTCCAATTAATATTTTTATTTTCATTATGCTATTACCTCTATATTGAATGTTACACCAAGAAAGCTAGTTCCCTGTGTTACTTCATACTCTCCATAATCTGTTGCACTTATAACTCTAACAGACATAGCAGCACCACCCAAAGTTGGATCACTCTCTATAGCTGCTTTCACTGAGGTTGCCCCAGAAGAGGCTAAATAAGCATCTACACCATCTTGTGCAGTCTGAGCATCTACTCTTGATATATACACCACTACAGGTATCTCATAGGTATCTGAGCCTCTAGCCATTGTTGAATCATAGTTTAAACTATTCAATGGAGCTACTAATGCTATAGGTGGATCTATAAAGTCTGGAACATACTCATAAGCAGTTAATCCAGATATTGTTTCTAAATTTGTTTTTAAACCATCTCTAATGCCTGTTAAGGTAGCCATTATTTTACACTCCTAGCTATATCTCTTGCTATAGATTCTAACATATCCTCTGCTCCTGCTTTTATTTCTTTCTGCTTTTCATAGACAACACCACCAATAAAAGGCTTCATCTTTAACCCTCTCTTAGATATTGCTCTAGCAACTAAGAATGGATTTAATTTAGGTGTCCCTCTTTTAGCCCACTTAGCAAGACTACTACCCTCTTTGTAAGGTGGAAAGAAAGGCTTAGTTCTTTTTACAGGACTGAATCCTCTAAAGATTGGCTTACCATGTATGAAAGGAGATGTTGGACTACTAGAAGCTAATTTAAAGCCCTCAGACATCCTCAGCCTGTTAGTGTTACCTAATTTAGCAGTAAACACACTTCTCCTAGTATTACCTGTGTTTTTATTGCCTCTACCTGCTTGTGATCTAGGAGATGGTTGATTTTCTAAAGCATTAAGAGAATCTTCTTTTAGTTCTAGTGCAAGTTTATTAAAGAAATCATTACTTCTTTTATTCCAGATAGTCTGTGAATTGATTGCTTTAGATAAGTCTAAAGCTCCATTTAGAGTTAGTTTCATACACCATATAGCCTATTGTTGTTAATAGCTGTTAAGCCAACATAAGGTCTACCTGATGCAAGAGTAATTGTTGATTTTTTAAATCTTTTACATAAAGTTTTTACATCTGGATCAAGCTCAGAAAGAAATATAATTGGAGCTTGTCCTGTTTCTGGATTACCACTAAAGCCCATTGGACTGTTTTTTCTTTGCCAAAATCTACTAGCTTGTATTAGTGCAGCTTGTGTTATAGCTTCTGGAATATAACCTCCTGCATTGTGTTGATCTGGAAACCCAAACTTAGCAGTAATTTTTAAGCCTTTAGGATGGCTAGTTGGAAGTATTTTGCCACCATTCTCTATAGCCATAACTATTTTATCAAAAGGCATTGTAGGTGTTAGTTTGTCTGCATTGAGTGGATATAAATAATAATCTGTATCTAAAACTAAAGTCTGATCATCTGTGCCATCTTGATTAAGTGTTTTAACTACTAACCCTGTAGTTGTAGCTATATCATCAATAAAAGCATAATCCATAAACTCACAGTCATAATATCTAGTTTCTGCTGTTTCACTTTGTATAAACTCTCTTCCTACAAAGTCATCAATGGCTCTACAAGCAGCATCAATAGCAATATCAAGATTAGCATCTTGCCCTGTGCCTGAAATACCAAGCCAAGTTTTTACATCAGCTTTATCTACATACTGTGTGTGAGCCATTTAATTACTTATCCTCTTTAGGTTTAACAGCTTTATTTTCTACTTTTTTAACTGCTTTTTTCTTAGGTGTTTCTAATTTAACATCAGGCATAGGATCTCCCATACTTGCAACAAGAACACCACTTAAATAAGGACAATCCTTACCTTTAGCAAATTTACCTGTTTCATTATCTTTCCACACAAAATCTGCTTCTTTTTCTATAAATTTCATATTTTTGTTCTCCTCATGGAACACAGAGCCAATAATTTCATTCTTTAGAACAAAACTATGGCTCTGCTTTTTTTCCATATTAATTAACTATTATTCAATATCATTAATTCTTGTGAATGCTTGTGGTTTATACACAGCAAGAGCATACCTTAAGGAAGCCTTAACTGTAAGTATATCTTTACCAAAGTCACCATCTTTAGCTGAGTCTGAAATCTGTAATTCCATTCCTCTTCTAAATACATGGTTAACTGCTAAAGAGCCACCAAATTTACCAACAACTACATCAATAGTTGTAGATACAGCACCACCAATTTGTGATGATTTAACAACAGGTAAACCCCAAATAGTTGGAGATCCTGCCAAAGCAGAAGCACCTAACATGAAGTTATTGTTTCCATCAACCTGACTTACTAAAGCATTGTAAGCAGCAGGACTCATCAAAACAGCATCTGGAGCTAATTGTCCATTGATTTCTACATCTTTGATACCATCAAGAATTGTTCTTAACTTGCCACCTGCAGTATCAGGGAAAGCCCCTGCTGTGTAAGTGATTGTGTTGATTCCTGCTTGTTGAGTAAGTCCTTTAACATCTGGAGCTACTCCACCACCAATTAGGAATTGTTTTTCTAATCTTTGCATTACATGATTTGCAAGTCTGCCATCAAAATATGCTCTTGCACCTGCTTGATCTTCAAGCAACTCTGCTGTGATAGGCAAAGTTGTGATGAATTTTCTTACAGGAGCTGTAACAGCTGAGTAGCTGAAAGCATCTTCTGGAGCAGCACCAGCTTCTGCAGTTTCTGCTGCATTGTTTGTTGCTGATTCTTGCAAGAAGTAATAAGTTGTTTGATCTGTATTGATAGAATCTACCAAGTCCAAAGCAGGATTAGGATTAGGCTCTATAGCAGGAATAACTTGCTGATAGACTGTATCTCTAGTCCAGACTGATGTTGTTACATTAGTCTTTGCTTCAAAAGGAACATTCTTAATACCATGATCAACAAAAGATTTATAAGCATCTGATTCTATAAATTGTCCACCAAGAGATTTTACTTCCTCTGCTTCTGGCTCTCCATAAACTGGCATTCCAGAAACTTTTTTAGAAGATTCCATCATCTCAGAATTTTGGGATTTCATTCCCTCTAGGTCTTGAAGTTCAGTTATTGAATCTCCAAGATCAGCTAATTCTTGATTTCTTCTCTTGATTTCCTCTTTTTGATCTGAGGAAAGTTCAGACATATCTTTTACAGAGTCAAATATCTTAGCTAAATCTTCTGACTTTTGAGCTTTTTCTGCTCTAAGTTCTTTTAATGTTGCCATTATATTTCTCCTCTAATTATTTTCCATTAAGTTCTTTTGAACTGTTAGGAATAGCTCATCATCTTTAACAGGATCATAGCCATAACCTGCAAGAGCATCATCCAACCTGTTATAGATTGAACTAACTCCCTGTAGATATTTAGCTACAAGCTCTGTAGATTTTGAGCTTAGTGTCTTTTTTTCAGAGTTTCTTAGAAGAGCTAGATCCTCTATCCTCTCTGTGAATGCCTTTAACTCCTCAAGAGAAGCTACAGCATGTTCTCCAAGCCTCATACCCTGTTGGGATGAACTGACACTTGCATCAGTATCACTTGAAATCTTTAAATCTTTTTCTTTTGCACATTTTCCATCTTTACCATAAGTGCATTTACCATACTTAGATTCATCATCTTCAGCAGGTGTTTCTTCTACTTCATCAAAACTTTCTAAACCTGATTTAAGAGCTTGTACAAAGCTGTTCTGTTGTGCTCCAACTAATACAGGAGAAACTTCCCAGACTTTAACATCTTCTAGCACTCTTACAGGAACTTCCTCTCCTTTAGAGTCAATGTGTGTTCCTTTAGATGATTTAAGCACTTGAAAGCCATAACTGAATTGCTGCATATCTTGCATAGCCTTTACAGTTTCATAAGCCTCTTTACCTGCTTCTGTATTAAGGAAATAACCTTTAAACACAGCTTTTTGATTATCTGTTTCTATAATCCCTCTGCCAATAACTTTGCTCCAATCATGATTCCACACTAAAGGAACTTTATTTCCTGTGTAGCCTGATCTTAAGGAGTTAGCTTTGGTTACATCATTATCACTATCTATAGTGTCAAATAATGAAAAAACTGCCTCTATGTATCTTGTATCTCCATCTTCTTTTAGCTCAATAGGAGCATTCTTAAAAGAAAGATTATCTGGTCTTTTTAACTCTTCACTCATCTATTACCTCAATATATGCTTCTGTACACCTGCAATTAGCAATTAAACTAATTGGGGCTTTAGGATCTCTAGGAGCATCCAACTTAATACCATTATACAGATAAAAACTATTCAGAGGAACTCTTTGGTTGTCTAGGTTAAAGTGTGCCTCTCTTACATCTCCATCTCTCCTAGATACCCACTCTTTTTCTAAAGTCTTACCTGTTGCTTTAGCAGCTCTTTGCTGACTCCATGAAGCTACTTTACCAACTTCTGTTCTAGCTATATTCTTAGCTCTGCCTAAGTTTTGCCCACCAAGTTCAGTATTTATTCTCTTAGCTAATTCATTAAAAAACTTATCTCCCTCTGGAGTACCTGCAATAGGATTCACTACACCTAGTGCCTCAAACTCTTTAATTGTATTAGTTATCTGTGTAGCAATTCTTTTCTTTGTAGTTGCATTTAGGTCATTCATAACCTTTTTAGCATTCTCTTGAACAAAATTAGCTGCTTGTCCATCTTGAAATAAAGACTTGACTGCAGGAGGAACTTCTCTTTGTCCTCTGTAAAAGCCACCCTCTATAATTTTTTTAACTGTTGTGGCATCTATTATCTGATCTGTAGCTAAAGCACCAAATACAGTTCTTACTGCTTGTTCCTCAGTTATTGTTACATCTAAATCAACAGGATCTGCTGCCTTAAAATTATCATTAGCAGGAAATAGATTATCCCAAGTTCTAACTGACATATCATCTCCCAAAGAATAAAAGAATGGTAACAACTCTTTATCAAATTTAGATTCATTTAAAAATATATCTACATTAGTTTGAAGTGCATCTAAATCATTACTACCTTTAGCAACATTAGATAAACCTCTTCTTTGTCTGTTTAACTCTTTACCATAGATATTAGACATATAGTCAATCCAACTATTTTCTAAATCATTAATAGCTTTCCATAGTTGTTTTTTTTCTACTTCTGATTGATAATGCTTTACAGTAGGCAAACCAATAAATTTAGTTGTAGGCTCTTCCCAACCATATAGATCAAACTTCTCTGATTTCTCTTCTTTAACCTTTTCAGCTTCTTTGTTAGCCCAATTATAAGCTCTCATCTTGTTGCTCTTAGAAATATCTCCACCCCATAGCAACCAAGCTACTTGCCCCTTAGTTGGCTCTAAATTTTCTCCTGAAAGATAAGCATTAGCATCATCTGAGTCTAAATCTCCCTCATGCCTACTAAACCAAGCTGCCATTCTAACTACTTTACTATCTGAGATAGTGCCATTAGCCATAGCTCTTGCTTCTCTCTTTGTTTTGTCTGTTAGTCCATCTCCTGCAAATTCAAGTAGGTCTAAACCTCTTTGTGCATTTTTCTGTATGTAAGTTGGAACATTATCAACCTTAGTTTCTAAAGCCTTTTCCTCATCCTCTTCTTCTGTTTCTAGCCAAGAGGTATGTATTCTTTCTCCATCTGAGGTTATAACATGTGCATCCTTACCCTTTTCCTCAACAGTATCATCTGAGGCAAACTCTGTAGCACCATGATACATTGTTACTTCTGATCCATCTACAGGAACTTCTGCAACAGTCATATTTCTAACAAAGTAATCTCCATTGTCTAAAGCAGGTAGCTGATTAGCTTGTCTTGCTTCATTAACAGTTATAAAACCTGCATTGTAACCCTGTACAATTCTTGCCATTGTTGCATCCTCATCCTGACTTAAAGCCCTGACATTAGATAAATCATACTTAAAACAGTAAGCAGGATTAGTTTCAAAATCCTCCAATAAAAGTTGTTTAGTGAACTCATTAGCAAAGTGATTCCACATAGGAATTAACTTCTGCTCAGTAAAAAACTCTCTTAATTCTTTAGCATTAGAATATGTTGCTCTCTCTAGTCCTGCTCCTAGTCCTGCTAAGATTGCAGGAACACCTAAAACAGCTGAGATTCTCTCTTCATTAATATATCTAAGTTTCCCTATTTCTAAATCTTTAGGACTGAAAGAAAGTGTTTGTATATCAACTTCTCCACCAGATATAACTAATGGTCTACCCCTGTTCTCTCCTCCAAATCTTCTACCAAATACTTCAGCTATATTTTC